TTAAATATTTAAATCATTTATCGATTGAGCAACTTTTTTCTTGCTCTGATTTGTAACGTGAGTATATATATTGAGAGTCATCTCTACAGTTTCGTGTCCAAGTATTGCCTGAACGTCTGATGGTTTGATATACGGATTAGACTCAATGAGTAGTGAGGCAAAGGTGTGTCTAAAGCCGTGAGTTGTAATACGCTTTAAATCTGGCAATTGCTTATAGATTGTATCTAGCCATCTGGTTGGCTTGCTGAGTCTTAGATAATTGCCGTCAATTGTGTGAAAAATGATTTCAGTATCAATTTTTTGATTGTCTTTGTATTTTAGCAGTTCTTCTTTTAAGTGAGTGGAGAGGGGAACTGTTCTTAAAGACTTAGGGCTTTTTGGCGTTTGAACAATATACTTGTTATCTAGACCATAAGCCAGTGTTTTAGTTACTGAAATTTGATTAGTGTTAAAATCTATATCACTCCAGTGCAAGGCTAAAGCTTCACCTTTTCTTAGCCCAGTTGATGCAAGTAATAAGAAAAATAAATAATATAGATGATTGATTGATTCAGCTTTTTTTAAGAAGGTATCTAATTCCTCCCTGCTTAAAAAATTGATTGATGTATCTCGACGCTTGCGAGTAGTCTTTTTAGGTATCAGGATCTTACTGAATGGATTAACTTTGAGATAGCCTAAGCTAATTCCTAAGTTCAATGTTCGTTCTAGTATTCCGAGAGCCGTTCGATATTTAACCAGCTTTTTAGAGAGAGCATTAGCAAACCTTTGAAGGGATGCTGGAGTAATCTTATCAACGTATGCATTTCCATACTTAGGTTTGATATGTATCTTGTACATTTCATATGTTTTATGAGCGGTAGACTCTTTGACAGTAGTTTGATAGGTATCGAACCATTGGGTAAATAAGTCGTTTACTTTGATTTGTTTTTGTTTAACGAAGCTATCTACGCCCTCTAGTTTTAGCTTATCTAATTCGTATTTTGCTTCAGTGTAGCTTGTAAAGCCAGACCTTGTTGCCCAGACTTTTTTGCCATTAATATCTGTTCCAACATATGTTTTAAAGCGATAACGGATACCTTTTTTAGTTTCATATTTTTCTACTCTTTTATCCTGCTTAGGCATAGCTTTACTCCTTTCGTTATAATTGAATATAAAAACAAAGTATTAATAAATGGGAGGATGATAATATGGCAACATATAAACCTCAAGTTAACTATGATGGGCAGCATTCAGCTGGCTTTTTATTCCTTCGTTAAAAAATTTGAAGTTAAGAAATTAGTAGTATATAATCTTCTTAGAAAGATAACTTGTGATGGATTAACACTGGGTCCCAGAATGGGGTAGGCATTTGCTGAGAATTCCTATGTGCCTGGGGTTATCTTATTTTTTATTTTTAAGGCTCTCAACAATGTGTTGAGGGTCTTTTTTTATTTCTCCAATTATAAAATCTACTAGCTGCTGAGAATATGTGAAGCTATTTTGATTGCCGATTACATGCTTATATGCGTATTTTTTGTTTGATTTTATGTTATAAAAATCGATAAATAAATTTAAAACATATGAATTGAAGAGCTTATCATAATCATATTTTATGTGCTTTTTAGCAAGTCGCTCATTTACAGCTAGTATTACATTTTTATATGAATATTTATGAGTGTTTGAGGGGTCTTTAAGTTCTTTTACGATTTCAACCTTATTTTCTGAATTCTGATCAAGTTTGATAGTAAAGTCAGCTTTGCTTTTGTCTTTAGTAATATAAAGATTTTGTTTTATATTTATTGCAAATTTGTCAGAATCATATGTTTGCTTCAAAACATCAATTTCATTTGCTTGTTGAATAAATTTTTGAGCGATTTCTGGTGAATATTTAACTTTTGCTTCATCATTTGATAATGGCTCATAATGTGCAGAAATTGTTAAGAAATTTTGAGGGATGTATTTAGTTATATCTCTTTTTTGAAAACGAGTTAATTCATTGGTGAAATTTAATACACACGCTTGAAAAAGAGGTGCATATTTGGCTTCGTAGTCTTCAGTAATAAAATGAGTGCTTATATTTCTTAACTCAACTATTTTTTCTAAATTAAGTCGAATTCTTGTATGTTTATCTGTATAGATCTTTTTAATCGCCTCGTTTAAGCTGATGGTTCTATCTATAGAATCTTTATAATAAATTGAAATACCTTTGTCTAACAGAGTCGCCTTTAATAATAGTTCCCAGGCATTGCAAATAAAGAAACTAAATCCTTCAACTCGATATTTAATAGTGGGCTTGTTGTATATTTCTAGTCCCATTAAAAAAGCTTCTATACTTTTATCTACTAAATTTTTCGATAACTCTTTATTGGTCATAGGTTAACCTCTTTTCTTATATTCTGATAGTGTTATAAATGATGTATTTTTAAATTTATATATAAGTATATATATGATTATTAAAAAATAGCAATTCTAAAATCGACCTGACGCTTACAGCCACGTGGGGTTGTGCCTGTGGATAAGTTAGTTGTGTTAACGTTTGTGTTAAGATTTGTGTTAATTTAAATTATCATAAACGTTAACACCTATATAAACTATAAACTATAAAGATAGATAGATGATTAAATAATAAAAGGGCACAAGTTATCCACAGGGTAATATTTGATAGCTGATTCAAAGACATAAATTCAAAAGATAGAGTTTCAAATTTAAATATCGATTCTGGCTAATTTAAGGGGTCATATTTCGATTTAAATTATTACTGAGTATAAATACTCGCTTTAGTCTTAAAATGCAAAATAGAGGCTTAAAATGCCTATTCGATATAAAAGATAGATTTATGCTTGTGTGCTAATTTGTTAACTGCCTCTAATCGATTTGATGGGATTGAAAATGCATTAGCGAATTCAATGGGATTTGAGAAGTAAATCTCTTGTTCTTCTGCAATTTCGTACATCAAGTTAACACTGTAGTTATCCGCCTGAGCTTCTGCCTGCAAAGTACTAGAAGGTGTGTAGTAGCAGATACCATTATCGCCATTAACGTAATGACCAAGCTCATGACCAGCAATAAAAGGTATTTTATTAGGGTCTGTATTTGTGTTCAGTATGATTTTTCTTTGGCTAGGGATGCATCTACTAACAAAATCAGCTCTCAAACTTTCAAGGATAAACCCAACGCCATAGCTAAAGCCCTTGTTCAGTACTTTACGTAAAGCTAAATCATAATCCAAAAGATAACCTCCTGAGTCACTCGTTGAGTGGCTTATTTATTTCGTTCTAAAATAGCACGAATAATAGCTAAGTCTTCATCGCTAACAGGTTTACCATCATAACTAAGAACGTCAGTCTTTTTTAAGTCAATAGGTGTTTGTGTTTTCCCTTTAAGTAAGTAATCTGTTGTGACGTTAAAATAATCTGCCAAACTTGAAATTGCAGAACTGGAAGGTTCAGCTTTTCCAGTTTCCCAAGCTGTAATAGTTTGTTGAGAAACATGTAAGATAGTTGCTAATTCTGTTTGTGACATTTTTTTACTTTTACGTAAATTTTTTATTGTTTGACCTATCATAAATATCAACTCCTATTTATTTTGATACCTTATATTATAAGGTCAACTTGGTAAAATATAAAACGAAATTGATATCTTTCAAACTTTTATCAAAAAAAATAGTATTTTTTGTTGACTTATACAATAAAACTTGATAATATATAAATATAAGGTTGAGCAAGACCTTAAATCTAAAGAAAGGAAAGCCGATATGATAGATTTGTTCATAATAATAGCCTTAGCTTATTACTTCGCTAACAAGGGATTGGACCTAGAAAGAAAATACCTTGAAAACGAAAAGCTAAGGCTTGAAAACAAAAAAATGAAATCAGAGTAACATCTGATTATCGCAAAGAAAGGGGCGATAACCGCTCACTCTTCTTTGTGATACATCTATCATATCATAAAAAATTATGTCTTTAATAATTATAATTGTACTTTTAATTGCGATTGCGGTTCTTGATTTCTTAATCTTTAAAGAGGATCAAAAAACTAAAAAATTGCTAAAGCAGAGAGAAGAACTTATGAATAAAAAGGATGATGGTTTAGATGAATAATCTTAAAGTTTTAAGAGCTAAAAAAGATGTGTCACAGCAAAAACTTAGCCAGGTATTGGGAGTTTCGCAAAATACAATCTCATCTTGGGAAACTAGTAGTACTCGACCTTCTGCAAAAAATATGCTAAAAATGGCAGATTATTTCGATATTTCTTTAGAGGAGTTATACTCTATTTTTTTAAGTAAAAATACAAAAAAACTTGATAAAAGATACTAGTTTAAGCGAAAAATATAAATTATATTAGTTTTTATATGGAGACTGAAATGGAAAAGCAAATTCAAATGTTTAATAACGGAAATATCAATTTACCCGTGAAAATGATAAACAATGAAATTTTTTTCGATGCAGAACAAGTGGCAATTGGCTTGGGAATCAGCTTAGAAAAATGGGGAAAAACTTATGTTAGGTGGGAAAGAGTTCGAAAATATTTGAATTCTCCACAAGTGGAGAAAGGCGATTATATCAACGAATCGCAATTCTATAAATTAGCTATTAAAGCAAATAATGACGTTGCTGAAAAATTTCAAGACTGGGTAACTTCCGAAGTTCTGCCAACAATTCGCAAGCACGGTGCATACATGACCGAGCAGAAAATCGAAGAAGCACTGCTTAACCCAGATACGCTGATTACACTTGCTAAGCAACTCAAGGCAGAAAAGGAACAACGCTTGCTAGCACAGAAGCAAGTCGAGGAAATGACGCCTAAGGCAGTATTCCACGATGCAGTAGCAAATGCAGAAAACACAATGCTGGTTAGGGATGTGGCCCACTTCTTGAGACAGAACGGTGTAGATATTGGCGGTACTCGATTCTTTGTCTGGCTAAGACTAAACGGCTTCTTGACTAAGAACAACCAACCAACGCAATTATCACTGGAGCGTGGATATTTCCAAGTTAAGGAAACAGTGGTACACACAAACCACGGATTTCAAACAAAAACCACGCCAAAGATTACAGGACGTGGTCAAACATTCTTTTTGAAGAAGATGCTTAAGGAACAAGAGGAAATGAAGGAGATGGGATTATGAGCGAGATTGAAAGAAAGTCCAAATTATTAAAGAAGGCAGTAAGGAGAAAAGATGATGGGACTAATCAATAAAAAAAGCCTGCAAGAACTAATCGAAGCAACTTTCATGGAAATGAAGCCGACTTTTGAAGAACACTTTACAGGCAGTAAGGGAAAACTGAGTAAAGATGAGCTGAAAGCATTAGAAAAAGCAGGAAGGCAGCACTACTACAGTGCAACTGAAGCTTGTCAATTCCTTGGAGTTAGTCAAGCTACATTCTGGAAGTGGAAAAAGAAGTATCCAGAACTTAAACCAATTATGGTTGATGGAATTTGTAGGTTTGCTAGAGAAGATTTGATTAATTTTATGAATGAGAAGAGAAAGTAAGAGGTAAATAAGGAGAGAAACAACAGTAATTACTTTAGCATATGCCGTCTTTTTACTAGGAGCATTAACCGCACTAGCGATTTTATTATCGCCTGTAGTCAAGTAAGCGAGGTACAAGCAATGAACAAAAACGAGGAAATAAGAGAGCTTATGGAAAAACTACTCCCCTTATGCACATTAGCAGATAAGCACTTTCTAATAGGATTGCTCAATGGCATTATGTGGAAACAAAAAAAAGAGCAACTCTGATGAGCCTACTCTTGAAGATGAGTCTTAAAAAGCTAAAAGGATTTTTAGAGGGCATAGCCTTTATAAATTTACCGATTAAAGAAAGAGTGAATTGTTATGTTGATCAAAATAAACCAAACTATTAATCGATTATGTGACTGTAATTTAAGTGTTAAAGCAACAGCATTAATCACTTTAGCTTATGCTGTTTTAATAATTGGAGCACTGATAGAGCTATCTTTTTTGGGAGCCCCCCTAGGAAATTAAACACGGGAAAATGAAAACACAAGAGATATTAGATTTAATAAAAAAAAACAGCCACTGTATTAACAGCGACTGCTCATGGTACATGAATTCAAATAAAATAAAACAGGAACAAGGAGATTATAACATATGAATCTATTTGAAATCAATTCTGCAATTGAAATTATTAAGCAAAAAGACCTAGATCCAGAAGTATTAGCTGATACGCTTGAAAGCTTGGAACTAGCTAGAGATGAGAAGCTAGATAGCATTGCAAGCTGGATTGAAGATAACAATTCTCGAATTGATTGGCTTGCAGAAAAAAATAAGGCACTTGCTGAAGAAAAAGCCAGATTAACTAAGCAAAATGACCGCTTAATGGAATTTTTAACCAATCAAATTGATAAAGCAGGATATAAACAACTTCAAACCAAAAATCACTTGCTAAAACCGAGAAACTATAGAGCCAAAACTGTTATTGATAACGAAGCATTACTTCCTGATGTTTATAAGAAAAAAGAAGAAGTAATTAAGATTGACAAAAAGCAACTTTATTCAGACTTGAAAGACGGAATAGAAGTCGCAGGTGCAAGATTGGAACCTAACAGAAAGACAACCATTATCTAGGAGGAAGCCATGTTAATGAAAACGATTGATGGATTAGAACCAGCAGATAAAAGTAAGATGATTGCTGAGTTGTTCACTGACTACAACAAGGTTAAGGCTGTAATAGCACAGCCTAAGAAAAATAAGAAGGCATACAACTACAATTACTCACCGCTCGATGAAGTCCTGAGAGTAATTGATACAGCGATTAAGGATTCAGGAACTAACCTAAGTTACACATTTGAAACCATTACTGGAGAGGGTAAAGCAGGCACTAAGGTATATATCTTTAGCGGTAACGGTGCATGGCTAGAGTTCTCTGATGCAATGCTTCCAGTATCTAAAAACGATGCTCAAGGATATGGTTCAGCTTTAACTTATGCAAGAAGATACGCAATTAGTTCAGCATTTGGAATCGCCAGTGAAGAAGACGATGATGCACAGTCAATTAGTAGTCCAGTAACTAGACGTGAGACAACCGGACAAGCTGCACCACAACGTCAACAACAACCAGTAAAAAAGCCAGTTCCAGTTATTGACGATAAAACACTAAAGAGTGCTGAAATCACTTATGAAGGCAAGAAACAAAGTTTACTTGCTGTAGTCAAAATTGCAATGACTGGTAGTGATATTGATAAACAACTTGCTGGTGGCTATATCAAGAAGTTGGACTCTAAGACACGTGAAATGGCTAACGAAATTGTGAAACGGAAATTATACGAACAACCAGCTTAGCAATGAGGAGGAGCTATGAATAGTTATACGTATTTTGCAAATCTCAAGAAAGTTATGGAAACCGAATCACTAGCTCCTCAAGAATTAGCCCTGTTACAAGCGCTGATTATGGTTGCTAATAATTGTGGTTGGCAAGAGGAATTGACACCTAGAAACGCTATCCTAATGACCTATAGTGGATTATCTAATCGAATCAGCCTTGCTAAGTGGAGAAATAGCTTAGTTGAAAAAGGCTTGATTGAGTTTACTGAACGCAAGCGGAATGCAGGGGTTTATAAGTTAGGCAAGAAGTTAACTGCTAGTTCAGCTAAGACAAAGAAAGTTGAAACTAAGCCAGTTAAAAGTAAGCCGAAAAAGAAGCATGAACCCGTTGAAGTTCAACAACGTAAGGCACGCAGAGTGCAAGAGTGGCGTAATTTTATGCCGTTATATCTGCCAGTAGATAGATTATCTGTAATTGAACGCAATGACCTAGAAGCACGCTATATCGATTTTGTAGATGACCATTTTGCAGACTCGACTCGAGCGTCGCTTGCTGCAGTTGATTGGGAAGAGATTGAAAGTCCAGGTAAGTACATTAGAGCTGTAATTAGGAACAAGCAGGTAGTAGAGCAGATGAAATTGAAAAATTTGGAGGAGAAATTGAAATTATGATTAATAGAATTGTACTAGTTGGTCGTTTGACTAAAGACCCAGATTTCAGAGTTACGTCAAGTGGTATATCAGTTGCTACTTTTACGTTAGCAGTTGGTAGAAAATTTGGCAGTGATAAGAATGGCACTGATTTTATCAGCTGTGTAGCCTGGAGAAAAGCAGGCGAGATAATTTCCCAGTACACACATAAAGGTAGCCCACTTGCAATTGATGGTCGACTTCAAACTAGAACTTATGACTATAAAGATGGTAAGCGAGTTTATGTAACAGAAGTTATTGTTGATAATTTCACATTACTTGGTAGTAAATCAGATAACCAAAGTCAAGGACCAGCTCCAGCAACTATCAATCAACCACCAGTTGCAACACAAACTTCAACTAATACACAAGATCCATTTGCTGATGTTGGCAATGCACTTGATATTAGTGCAGATGACTTACCGTTTTAGGTGATTACTATGAACAAGATAACAATAAAGTTAATTAAGTTAGGTGCTAATAAAGAAGCAGATGAGGTCAAAGAATTTAGAGCAGTCTTTGACTGACTGGCACAAGTACTCTGCTTTCGGTACTGATATTTTAAGAATAAATAAATTAAAAGAAATTCAAGAGCTTAAGCCATTGGTTGAAAAAGAGCTAAAGTCAAGAAAACGCTAAAAAGGCAGGGGGTAGGAATGTGTGATGTGTGATTTAGGACTAATTCCAGATTATTATGAGACCGCAAGAACAGCAAAAAAATTCTTAAATCGCAATTTACAGCATTACTTAAACTTATGTGGAATGCATAGAAATCAGCTAAAAAGCCCACAGCTTTCTTTTGCTCCTGGATCTACATATCAAAATGGAGTGGAAAAAAGAACTATAGCCGACTTGCAAACTGAAATAGATGTTACAGATCCTGCTAAGAGAGTGGTTAGTGCTATTTATCGAAGTATGGATAATTGTACCGACACGATGTTAAAACCGTATCGAAAGATACTGCTGGGCACATACATTGAAGGTAAAACTATTTCTCAATTGTCTATTGAGACACACTTATCTGAGAAGTCAATCAGCAATAAAAAAGCCAGTGCACTTTGTGAGTTCGCTGACAGGCTAGAGTATTGGAAACGATTTTATAATTGTGCGAGTGAAATACCTTACTTAATCGTTGAAAAACGTTAAATTTTACGTGATTCTTACGTGATTATTGCGTAAAGCTTGCGAGTTTGTTGCATTGTTTTTATGCAATACTAGTATTGTCGAAAAGCAATCGACAGACATATTCATCCTTAAGAAAAATAGAACATTTTTCAATGAAAGTTAGACTAATTCGAAATATTACAAGGTGGTTTGACTCCACCATTAGTCTTAAGGCAGGATTGGTAGTCAATGCCTGCCTAGATATGCCATGACCCCTTTTATTATTGGGCGAGCGTACCGAGCTAAGAGGTTCCTGACTTTGATACGTCGGGTCAGGATTATGAGCATTTAGGAACAACTAAGGTCTTTACAAAATGAAAATTAGAATTTGTATTAACTATTTACTGTGTATTTTATCTTCTGTATGTCATTAAAAAAGTTAGTTGCAAAGGTTCGATTCCTTTGGTGCTCTATTGCTGGTAAAACCAGCGGATCACGTGTTAAATGATGAGGTTAGCAGTTCCTTTCAAAAGCTGTATTGTAATCACCAACCGCAAGGAAGGTGGTTTTATTTTGCATAAAATCAAGGAGCTTGGGACGTGTATACGTTATACAAACTAAAAATATGGTTTATTCAAACATTCTGCTGTGTACACGAATGGGAAGTTGTAGTTAAGGATATACCTTTTCATGGAACATTGTATAGATGTAAAAAATGCTGTAAGGGAACCACAAAACCATAATATTAAAATAATCGTGAGTGAATCGTGCAAAGTCGTGTAAACGGCTTTTTATTTTGCTCAATTTTAGAAAGGAGGGCTAGTATGGCGAAGGCCCAGTACCAGAAGTGGCTAGAGCCTGAGAGCCTAGTCCTTCTTACAGGTTGGAAAAGAAACGGCCTGAAATTTTATTTGGAGCAGGGTGTGTACCTTTAACAAGCTTTCGATGGCTTGCTGCTCTTATCCCGCAAGGGAAATTTTAATAGAAAAAAACAAATAATTTTCTTAACTAGTGTATACTAAAAAGATACGCTTTTTTTATAAAAAATATCTCTTTTCTTGTTGATTATGTGTATTATAGTGTGTATAATATAAGTACAAAGTTAAGAAAGGAGGTAAGAATATGCCAATCAAACCTTCGAAAATGGTTCGATTGCTTCTAAAGGCTGGCTTTAAAGAGGTTCCAAAAGGTGGAGGACATAGAAGGTTTAGACACCCTGATGGACGAATGACAGAAGTCCCTATGCACGGCAAAGAATTAACGCCATATACTCAAAGGAAAATTCTTGAACAAGCCAAAATTAAACTTTAG